CCATCTGCTTTCGTTCCCTCCGTATTTGCCTTCGCCGCGTCTTTAAAATAATGGCGGGCCGCATCCGCAAACTCATGGACAACCCGGTTATAATTGACATTGACATTCTTAAGTGCTCCGCTGTTTACCGGATCGCCTGCGCCGCTTCCTTCGCCTTCTCCGCCTTCCGGATCCGGATCTTCTACATCCTTTAACAGATCAAATTTGTCCTGCATCTGCTGCAGCTTTTCTTTCTCTGCCTTTGCCTCCGCCAGTTTTCCCGCATTTGCGAGGTCGATCACGACCTGTTTCTGCGCATTGATCTGATTTAACAGTTCAAGTAATTTCTTATTCATGAGTTATCTCCTTTCACACCCCGTATTTGTCGAGGTCTCTTAACAGGTTCTCTTTTTCTTCTTCGGCAGCCTTTTCCTTTGCCTTTGCAGCTTGGAATTCCTTCACCATTTCCGGTGTCACTGCCATCATCCCGGAAGCATTCGTGAGCATCGGGGAATCCTCTGAAATCCCATCTACAAATCCGAGCTCCACCGCTCTTTCTGCAGTCAGCCATGTCTCTTCATTCATGAGTTTCAGGATCTCATCCCTCGGACGTCCTGTTTTCGCAGCATACGCCCCGGCCAGTGCTTCATCATAGATCCGGAGTGTTTCCGCCATTTTTTCCATGTCCTGATGGTTTCCTGACACCCGGCCGGCTGACACACAATGGATCATCAGCATTCCGATCGGTGAGATCGTGCAGTGTCCCGCCATCGCGATCACAGACGCCGCAGACGCCGCCAGGGACTCCACCTCGATATCCACGTCATTCCGTCTCCGGAGCATCGTGTACATCTCCTGTCCGGCCATTACCTCTCCGCCTCCGGAGTTGATCTTTACCTGCAGCCGGTCTCCCTTCGGAAGATCCGCAAGTGCTTTCTGGACATCCCCCGGAGTGCTGCATTCAATTCCAAACCAGTCATAGATTTCTTTCCAGTCATTCCCGACAATATCGCCGTTGATCTTCAAAATCATTTATTTCCGTCTCCTCCTTCCCCGTTTACTCCATATGCCGCGCCGACCGAAGTCAGTGGAACATAGTTTCCATTCACGATCAGTATGTCCCCACCCTCCTGTGACGGAAGATCAAGGAAATGGCGGCCCTCGTTCGGCGAATAAATGCCGTTCTGGATCGCCGACGTGATCGTTTTCATCTGCGTTTCCGCATTTGCGCGGAGCAGCACGCGCTCATTAAATTTATACAGATACCCTTCCGCCCGCTGCTCATCGGTCAGACATTTATAGTTGATCTCCTGCTCATACATCGTCAGCCGGTACAGCATGGTATCTACTAAAAAAGCCAGCTGCTGCGTTTCTGAATTCGCATAGCTGGACTTTTCATAGTTATTGATCTGATTCGGTTTTACTCCGAACGCGGCCGCGATCTGCAAAGCCGTATACTTCCGGAGTTCATAATACTGGGCGTCTGTCAGCTTATAAGAAAGCGGCTGCAATGTGAATCCGACCGGCAGAGGTACAACCTTTCCCGCGTTCTTCGCGCCGGTGAGAAGGTCATTGTATTCTTTCTGTAATTTTGTCCGCAGTGTCTTATCGAGATCTCCGGTATACTGAAGCACACTGGATGCAGTCAGACCGCCCTGATACAACCGATTTAAGTATGCCTGAGAGTGCCCGGCGCCGGTCACAGTGTCCTTTAAGATGTCGCGCACCGATTTTCCCATGATGCCGTCCCAGGTCAGCCATGTCTTGAAGTGCAGCACACTGTCCTGTCGGAAGGTATACGTTTTTCCAGACTTCGGATCAGAATACCGATAATACAGCTGACCCTTATTTCCGAAGATCCCGGCGTCATCCATCAGAACATCCACACATTCCGACTGCATCGGCCAGAAACCTCTCACAACAATATCACCGCCGTATTTTCCTTTCCGGACATATTCCGTCTGGATCCACACATAAGCATTTCCATAGTGCTCACAATTGACCTCGATCGTGGACCAGAATGTGGACGGTGTCATGACCGGATTCGGCCGGTACATCAACAGGTTCGCGATCCGGTCTGTCGGAGCTCTTACCCGTCCTCCACTCTCATCTTCCTTATAAAATTTCAACGGCATCTTACCCATTGCCTCAGACAAAACCTTCAGGCAGGTGAAATACGTGGTCTCGGCGATTGCTTTCGGCTTCTCCGAATCAATCCCCCACCACTTCATCAGCTTTTCAAAGCCATTCCCATCCGCAGTATCTGCCGAAATTTCGTTTTTGAAAATTCTTTCTTTGATCGTGTTCCATATACTCATGATATTTCCTCCAGGAACCTCGCCACATAATCATTCATGTTTTCCGCTTCAAAATCGTGATATAATGCCAGTTTAAAAGCCGCCAGCGTCGCGTCCACCGGGTCAATTCGCTTTGTGGTGGCATCCTTATCGATCTTGATCAGACCGTTATTCTGCCGCGTCACGGCGTTTGACATCGCATAATTTAGCAGTGCGTTATGCACATACTGGATATTTCCACAGTAGACCTGCTCCCGGAAGCCCTGTGTGGACTCATTGAGGGACTTGTGGCTCTGGTAAACCTCTTCTACCGTATATCCTTCGTTCGAGAGATCCAGCATCAGCTTACTGGCGTTCGCAGGGTCAAAACACAGGCACTGGATGTCCAGTTCCAGCTTTTTACAGGTATCAAGCACATATTCCATGACCCGCGACTGATCCACGATCGGTGTGTCTGTGACCTCCAGATACCCTAAGCGCAGCCATGCATCATAAGGGACCTTGTCCTTCATGATGTGCTCCCTAACCCGGTCCATTGATGGGATGAAGCTGTGTGTCCAAAGGTAATAGCGGACGATTGGTCTCCCGCTCTTATCAATCTCCGCGATCTGATACGGTACGATAAATGCCACGGACGTCAGGTCGATCTTCGCCGACATATCAAATCCAATATACACCGGCCGCCCTTTCAGCTCGATTGGTACTTCCTTGACCTCACATGCCTTCCATTTCTTCATGTCCATATATCCGTTGTTTACCGCAGATACCCAGATATTCAGCACTTTCGTCAGGAAAGCGATCATCTTTTCCGGAATCTGTTTTGCGACTTCAAAGTCTTCCGCAATCTTCTGGATTCCCTCCGGATAGAACGCGCGGATCGGGTTTGCTTTCTGCCATGTCGTGATCGCGCCGGGATCATCGCCCGGATCCGCCTCGCAAATATCAACGAAATACTCATCATTCTGCACATCCACATTCGGATCCAGGATCTTCGAGCAATAATCGTACTCCTGTGTGTAACAGGGATATGTCAGATCCTTACCGGCCGTCGTGATGATCGACAGCATTGGCTCCTTTGTATTAGATCCAAGTCCCAGATCATAGAAATCCGTGGTCGGATGCTGATGATACTCATCCAGGATCAGACACGCCGGGTTTGTTCCGTCACCGGTCTTTCCATCCTCTTTGGAGAGCGCCCGGATAAAGGACCCGGACTTGATATGGATGATCTCATCCCGTTTAAAGTTGAATTTCGTCCGGAGCAGCGTTCCCCTCGTCATAAGATCGCACTCATTAAATACGATCTTCGACTGGTCCCGTTTTGTTCCGGCCGTGTACACCTCATAGGTCTCTTTGTTCCTGGTCGCCTGCTCAGAAATCTCATTCAGTGCCTCGCCCGCCTCCATCTGAGACTTTGCATTCTTTCTTCCGACCTCGGTAAATGCCTTCTTAAAGCGCTTGAAGCCGGTATCTTTATGACGCCATCCGTAAAGCTGGCATTCTCTGAACTTCTGCCAAGACGTCAGCCGGATCGGCTGTCCTGACAGCTTTCCTTTACTGTGATGGAGGAGCGCAAACCATTTGACGATCTTATCCGCCCGTTCTTCATCCCAGATATACGGGAAATCCGGATCTCCGACCCGATTCAGGTCATTTAAGAACCGTTCGCACGCCCATTTGTGTTTCTGCCCCGACGGGATCTCCCCATTGATGCAGGATTTTGCGTATCTGGTAATCTCTTCCAGGTTCGTCATCAAATATCACCAAACATTCCTTCCAGTTCTTCCGCCTGAACCTTTGTCTTTGAAGATGCCGCCTGCAGTCTGGCTGTCGGTGACATTCCCAAGACTTTGCCCGCGGTCTCCATCTCCTTTTTTGCCTGATTCATGATTGCAAACAGAGGGTTCGGTCTGCCGTTTATGACGCTCACAAACCCGGTATCCTTGATCTCTTTACACGTTTTCACGTACAAAGCATATGAATTTGCATATGAAATAAGCGCTGCCCTGTCGAGATTGTTGATCAGATCGATCTTTCTCAAATTCTCCAGAGTGCGCTTATATTCTTTCTTTGCTACAGCGTCAAGGAAAAGCGCAACCGGAATGTTTTCCAGTTCATCTTTTCCCGCATTTACAAGGGATTCTTCATACTTTCTTGTTTCCTGAGTCTCCTTCGTCAAATGCCCAGTCTGTGCCGCTAATGGCTTTCTCGGTCTCGGCATACGTTTCTCCTTTCTCCCCGTTTTTGGGGGGTATTTCGCCTTTATCCCCATAAATGGGGATAAATTTGATGAGTTTTTAGAATTTTGTGAAAAGAAAGGAGGGACGGCGGTCTTGCGGCGCCCTCTCCGTACTTTTTCTGACCCCCTACCCCAAGAGCATGTCTTCTGCTGATCTGAGGCATGAGCGCAGCTCATTCTGGCATTTCAGCTTCTCCTGAGGGCTGGAGCGGTACCTCACGTGCACCTCATCATGGGATGACCGTGACAGAGGGATCAGGTTCTCTGAATCCCAGAAGTGCTCCGGATCTTCTTCCGCAGGAACAATGTGATGAACGATGTTCGCATATTCAATTTTGTTTTTACTCTTTGCGTAAGGATCTAAACCATTGTAAAAAGAAACAATTGTTTTCTGCAGTTTATTCCAGCGAGAAGTATGGTACAGCTTTCTTGTCCCCTGCGGCGCCGCATACTCCCGTTTAAATCCACACCCGCATTTTTTTCCTACCGCCACTCTTTTTCCACAATGCGGGCATCTTTTATAAATCATCGTATCACCCCATTTTTGCGTACAGAAAAGAGCACCCGTTTCCGAGTGCCCTTCTCTCATTCTTTATTCTGTTCCTCGATGAAGTCCTTCATCATTTTTGTAAGCTGTGCCGCCTGGCTGGTGCCTGCCTTCTCGCAGGCGACGGCAAACTGATCTACAAGCTCACGCCGTAACTTGTAAGACTTACTTACAAATCCAGCTTTCTGTTCATACTTCTTAGTCGCAATCGTCTGCGGCTTTGGACTACCGATTGGCATAGCGTTCCCTCCACCAATGCACCAGGATTTTAATTGCAAGGTATCCCGCTCTTGCAAAAAAGAACACGGCCAGG